GAATAAACCCCATGGCGCGAGTTGTGGGGTTTATTTTGTGCTTATCGCGTTGTTATTATTGGCCAATGGATTGATTAGGCCAATGGATTCGCGCTTGGCTTTTCCTTGGCTGGCAAGATAGGCAAGTGAAGCAATGGCACAAGTTAAGGCAAAGATAGCTCAAGATGGATTAGAGCCAGATAGCTTAGGGCGAGCCAGTGAAGCAAAGCCAGAACGCAAAAAGGCAAAGAAGCCTAAAGAGCTAAGAACGCGATATAGCGGCGCAGAATTGCGAGAAGAGCTAAGCATTCGCCTTCCTGCTCTTAAAGCCAATAGGACAAAGCTAGATAAGAAGACCATAGGAAGACCAAGCCAATATGATCCAACAATAGGGGATAAGATATTAGAGCTGATGAGTGAAGGAATGACCCTGACAGAGTCTTGTGACTTTCTAGGGGTTAAACGATCTACAGTGTATAGTTGGGCAGAAAGAACGCCCTCCTTCTCGACACTTCTCGCACGCGCCAAGATTGCCCTAGCAGAGCATAGTTTCACGCAAGCGCATCTAATCCCGAAAAAGCTATATGAATCAGCGCTTAGCGGCGCAGAGATTGACGGCCCAATGGTAGCTGCAGCTAGGCTCTACACTGACAGTCTCAAATGGTATGCAGAGCGGCTCAATCCCAAAGACTATGCTCAGCAATCCAGACAAAGTATTGAATTAACTGGCAAAAACGGCGGGCCAATACAGACAGCCGCGCTTGTGATAGATAGCAGGTCACTAGCACCAGAAGCGCGTGACGCATTGCGCCTAGCTCTGCAATTGGCAAAACCTAATGAAATCAATGAGATAGAAGGTGATGCTGATGAAGTGGTGGAAGAATAAACTAAGTACCTAATGCAAAAAGGGTTCCCGACAGCAGGATAGGGGGGAGGGGCTAATAGGGAGATCCTGACAAAGTCTTAGGCTTCCCCCTCCCTGTAATTGCATACAAAATACCTAAAAACTTCCAAAACCCCCGTAAAATGCACTTTTGACCCCATACGGATACATGGGTCCCCTATTCCCTATAGGTGTATGGGTCCCTTATTCCCTATGGGTCCCCTTTTGCCTATCAGTTCCCTATAGCCCAAACAGCAAAAAGCCGGACCCTGACTTAACAGGTATCCGGCTTTAAAGCGCGCACACGCATTTGCCCAACGGGGTTCGAAGCCTATTGAACAATGTTAATATCTCATAAATGTCAGATACTTGCAAGCAGATTTAACCCCCCTTTATAACTGTTTTTCTATTTTGTCAGACTTACCTTGACATGGGTCCCCTATATGTTAGGGTCCCATATGGGTCCCATCCCGGCCACCTTTCACTGGCGGCCATACCTTTGCGGCCCAAGTTACTGATATTGGGGGTATCATGGAAAACAATATGGTTGTGTTGTCTGATAATGAACGGTCATGGTTGATGGATCAAATTGCCTTGGCTGCTGTTAAAGCATTGGCATCTAATGAGAATTGGGAACCAAAGTTTATTGCTCAGCGTGCCTATGACATAGCTGATGCTGTTTTGGATGAACGTGATAGCAGGTTAGCTATGCGGTATACACTCCCGTATACCAAGAGCAATCCAAATGCTTCAGCTTAATCCGCCGCTGCCTGTGGTTACGCCACACGGTAAAGCTTTGGCGCATATCCTGATTGATTATGGACCGGAGCATGACCTGCTTTGGGTTTGCTTTCAGGATAATGGCGAGTGCTGGACATGGAGAAATCATGATGTCCGGGCTGAAACCAATGTCACATTCGGGAGAGTTAAGTGAACGCTATTGAGTTAGTTGAGCATTATCGGCAGATCAGGAAGCGGCTAAACGGGATGCCAAAGCCTGTTGGGGTTAAGGTTCCTCCCCGCCCTGTGCCTAAGGTTGAGGAAAATCAAATTGTTGTGGAACCGCCCCCGTTCAAGGGAGACGTGCTGAAGTTTGTCGGGGTCAAGACCAAGCATAATGATATGCGAGCTGTCATGCGGCAAATTGCTCTGGATGCCGGATATACCCTTGATGAGGTCTTTAGTCGAACCCGCTATCGCAAGTATGTTGTTGTTCGTCAACGCATTTGGGCTTGGTTGAGATTGTGCGGCATGTCTAATTTCCAGATCAGCATGATGTGCAAGCCGGACGATCCATATGACCACACGACCATTATGCACGGCATCAAAAAGTTCAATCAGAACCCCGTTAGCTTGCCACCAGTGATTGCCTATGGGACACTCCAAGCCGTCCATGGACCTAAACCTACGGAGAGCTGCCCGCTTATCATAGAAAGGCAAACAGATGAAACAAGTGATTATCCCCACACTGGCGGCCATGATATGTGCCACCATAGCAACCAAAGCATTTGAAGGTGACGATAACCCGGCGATTTATTTCCAAAGAGACAAAGCTGGCTGGGGTAAGAATGTAGATGCAAACCTGAGCTGGACAGATACAATGTCCAAGAACCAGCAACAGGTCGCTGCCGAGATAGCTTCAAAAGCAAGATCAAGATTAGGACCTGAATGGGTTGAACCTGCCCTTAAGATTGCCAAGATTGAATCAGGCTATACCTGCGATGTCAAAGGACCCAAGACCAAACACGGTCGAGCTATCGGGCCATTGCAAGTTCTGGTCAGCAGTGCTGAAAGTCTGGGTATTACCGCAGCCGAGCTAAACTCATCCTGTATGGCTCAGATTGAAGCTGGAATGCGGCATATGGAGCGATGCATACAATTGGGTGCAAGGACCCAAGCCCAGTTTGCATCCTGCCATGTATCTGGAAATCCGTTCAACCCAAGATTAAGTCGTAAAGCTGAACGTTATCGCCAGAAGTACATCAAGATGGCACAGAACGCTAAAATCCCGTCATGGGTTGGCGGGTTATATTACTGGTAGGTCTTATGGGTATCGTCACAATAGATGGTGTGGACGTTGATCTGGAACGCCAATTAGCCGATCTTGATCGAGCTGATTGCGAAGATAGTTTGTATAAGTTCCTCAAAACAGCTTGGAGATACATAGACTCCAGCCAGTTTACCGATGGTTGGCCCATTGAAGCTGTTGCAGAACATCTTCAAGCGGTCACTGACGGTGATATTAAGAGGCTCATTATCAACATCCCGCCACGTTGCGCCAAATCATCTCTTGTGTCGGTCGCCTTTCCTGCTTGGACTTGGGGCCAACCCCGTATCTGGGATAGCCCCACTTCCGGGCCGGGTGTTAAGTTCCTTCATGCGTCCTATGCCCAGCAGCTATCTCTCAGAGACAGCACCCAGTGCCGCCGCCTGATTGAAAGCCCTTGGTATCAAGCCCTTTGGGGTGATCGCTATAAGCTCAGCTCGGACCAGAATACCAAAACAAGGTTTGATAACGATCAATCAGGGTCCCGACTGGCAACCTCCGTGGGGTCCGCCCTGACAGGTGAAGGTGGTAATATCATTGTCGTTGACGATCCCAATGCCGCTCAGGATGCGTTCTCCGAGGCAACCATCCAGTCAACTATTGAATGGTGGGATACCGCCCTGTCTACCCGTCTCAATGATCCCAAGACTGGTGCGTTTATTGTAATCCAGCAAAGATTATCCGAAGAGGACCTGACCGGGCATATCCTGTCCAAGGATAGTGGCAATTGGACGCATCTGTGTTTGCCTATGCGCTATGAATGGAAGCGCCATAGCTACACAGCAATCGACTGGAATGACCCAAGAGGCATGGATGCCGATGGCAATCCTCTGGTGGCCATTGACGATGATGGCAACCGCATCCCTGTAAGCTATGCCGCACAGATAGAGCTGGAGAAAAGGGAAGGAACCCTCCTCTGGCCAGAGCGTTTTGACAAAAAAGTGGTTGATGCACTGGAAAGCGAACAGGGTCCTTGGACCTTTGCTGGCCAGTATCAGCAACGCCCCGAACCCAAGGGTGGTGGTATCATCAAGGATGAGTGGTGGCAGCCATGGGATAACAATGAGTTTCCCCCGATGGACCTGATTATTGCCACGCTTGATACTGCTTACACGACTAAAACCCAGAATGACCCCTCAGCCATGACCGTCTGGGGTGTGTTTACGGGTGCAAAAACCGAAATGACCAATCGGTATATTGCCAAAAACAACAAAAACCGCGACAGCGAAACCCAATCCATGCTGTTTGACGAAGGTGTGAGGGTCAAATATGGCCGCAGCTTTACCGAAAATGCCTCTCCCAAGGTTATGCTCATGGATGCGTGGGAAGGTCGGTACGAATTACACCAGCTTGTGACCAAAGTTGCCCAAACTTGCCGCAAGATGAAGGTAGATCGGCTCCTGATTGAGAATAAAGCCGCTGGTCACAGCATTGCCCAAGAGCTAAAACGCCTCTATGGCTATGAAAACTTTGCCATTCAGCTCTATGACCCCAAATCTCAGGATAAATTATCCCGTTTGCACTCCGTTGAGCATCTGTTTGCCGATGGGATGGTCTTTGCACCCAATAAACAATGGGCAGAAATGGTCATCAGGCAGGTTTCCCAGTTTCCAAAGGGTAAGCATGACGATCTGGTGGATACTGTATCTATGGCCTTGAGACATTTGAGGGAAAGCGGCGTTCTGGTCAGACATTCCGAATGGACAACAGACATGGAAAACTCCATGATGTTCCAAGGAAATACCTCAACCCCCTTATATCCGGTTTAAGATAATGCGAGTGCTTGCTAACGCTGTTGTTGATGTCTTGAAAGAACCTACCTCGACTACAATTGGAAACTTTCATGTCGAAGTCTGGGGCAAAGAGCCTCATGATTTTGTCAGGCACTATGAAATTCAAGCAAAAACAGATACAATGGCTGCACAAGAAGGACTTCGGCGCTTTGTCGAAGAAATGGAACAGCTTGATTCTGTAGAGGAATGACAAATGCCCATGGTTCCGGGGCTTATGCCCAACATACGCCAACCAGAACCCGAAGCGGCTCCGGCCATTGATCCTGTTGATATTGTTATCGAAATGGTCGATGACAAGGAAGACAGGCCTGAACTCGATCAACACGGCAATGTCCTCAAAATTGAACACGCAGATGGCTCGGTCAGCGTTTCTCTGGACGGCAAACCCATCCAAAACGCAGAGAATGATTACAATGAGGAGTTCTTTGAGAACCTTGTTGATAAGATTGAGGATACTGAACTTAATCGCATCTCCAGTGAACTGATTCGCGGCATCAGTGACGACATTGAAAGCCGCCGTGAGTGGATTGAGGACCGTGCGCTTGGTATCAAGCTGCTTGGCCTGAAGATCGAGATCCCGAATGTTCAAGGTGCTGCCGATGGCGCACCCGTGGAAGGCATGTCCAAGGTCAGGCATCCGCTTCTCCTTGAAGCCGTGTTGCGTTTCCAAGCTAATGCCCGATCTGAGCTGCTGCCGACCGATGGACCTGTCAAAATCCGCGATGACGGCAACAATACTGACCTTCAAAAAGATCAACTTGCCAACTTCCTAGAGCGTGATCTTAATCATTACCTGACCGCAACAGCTTCAGAGTATTATCCCGATACTGATCGCATGTTGCTGATGCTTGGGTTTGGCGGGACAGCGTTCAAGAAGATTTATTTTTGTCCGTTGCGAAATCGCCCCATATCCGAAAGCGTTGATGCTGATGATTTGATTGTCAACAATGCCGCCACGGATCTGGAGAATGCTCGCCGCATCACACACCGCACATTTATGAAGCCATCAACTGTTAAACGGCTTCAAATCTTGGGTGTGTACCGCGATGTTGAGCTTTCTGCGCCATCATCTGCAATGCTTGATAGCGTTCAGCGCGAGAAAAACGCCGTACAAGGCATCATGCCTGAAACAATGCGGCCAGAAGATCGTGATCGTGAGATTTACGAGTGCTATTGCGAATTAAACATCAAAGGTTTTGAGCATAAGTGGAAAAGCAAAGAGACTGGCCTTGAAATCCCTTATCGCGTGACGATTGATGTATCTTCAAAAGAAATTTTGTCGATTGTGCGCAATTATGATGAGGGGGACGATGAGCTACCGACCGCAAGACGAAACTTTGTCAAATACACCTTTGTTCCGGGCATGGGCTTCTATGATATTGGCCTACTGCACATACTTGGCAATACAACTAATGCTATCACTGCTGCGTGGCGTGAGCTTCTTGACGCTGGGATGTATGCAAATTTTCCCGGCTTCCTCATGGCCGAAACTGGTGCGCGTCAGAATACGAATATCTTTCGCGTTCCTCCGGGCGGAGGCGCACTTGTTAAGACTGGTGGTATGCCGCTAAGCGAAGCCATCATGCCATTGCCATACAAGGAACCTTCTGGAGCCTTGATGACACTGGTTGATAACATTGCACAGACAGGTATGCGCATTGGCGGCGTGTCAGAGCAGCAAGTTGGCGAAGGCAAGTCGGAAATGCCTGTTGGCACAACACTGGCCATGCTTGAGCAAGCAGCCAAAGTGCTAAACGCTGTTCACAAGCGCCTTCATTCATCTCAATCTGAAGAGTTTGAGCTTCTTGTCAGAACATTCAAGGAACATCCTGATAGCTTCTGGCAGCGTAACAAGAAGCCAGCTTATGATTGGGATGAAAAAACATTTTTAACTGCCATAAATAACTGCGACTTTGTGCCTCAAGCTGATCCGAACACAGCTTCACAAGCCCAGCGTCTTGTTAAGATCAGCGCATTGAAGCAACTTCAGCAAGCCAACCCAGCATTGTATGATCCTGTAGCGGTTGAGGTTGCATCCTTGCAAGCTCTTGGATGGAACAACCCGCAACAGTTCCTTGCTCCGCCAGATCAGCGCAACAAGCCCTCGCCTGAGCAGCAAAAAGCTATGGCTGATGCTCAGAACGACTCCAAGAATGCTGATGCTCGTATGCTTGATAGCCAGACACGGGCTAAAGAGACTGATGCCAAGATTGCTCTGGATCAGCAGCGCATCCAAATGGATGGAGCCGAGACCCAAGGCGATATGATGCGCAATGCGCAAAACTTTAGCGAAAAAGAAAAGGATCGCCAGTCAAATGAGCGTATCCAACTTCTTGATTTTGCTCAAGATTTGGTTAAGAACCCTGAAGCATTGCCGCTTGTTGAGCCAATCATTGCTCCGGTATTGCAAAGTATTGGCCTTGGCGGTCTTAAGCCGCCCGGTGTTGGAGGTTAATCGTGGCAGATAGAAAACCCGTAACGCCTCGCTCACTGGCTGGCAATCTTACCGCTCCAGAGGATCGCCCCGGCTATCAGGAATATATTTCTGATCCCCGAAATCAGGACGCTGCCGTAGAAGCTGCAATGAACCTTGCCCAGCTTTATTTAGCTCCGTTGAGTGTCGCTCGTGGTTCTATCCCGCCAATCTTAAGTGCTGTCAGGCGTGCGCCTGATCTTATTCGGGCCGCCAGTAAAGCCGACCAGTATTTCCGCCCGCAAACATCTCGCCCTAATTCAATGTATGCAGATGAGATGCTGGAAGCTGCACCCATGCTTCCCAAGCGTCCTGCTCAAAAGCAATTGTCTTATGACGAGAATTACCGAGACCCAGCTTATTTTGGTAAGCGAACAGAACCCAGCCGTGAGATGATGGCTGGTGATGAGGGCTACGGTGCGGGGGCGGCGTTTCTTGGCGAGCGTCAACAGATGGCTCGCACAGCAGAAGAAGATTTTATCCGCGATCAATTAGCTCGGATGCAAGAAGAAGGCGGCATGGAGCCGATGAACGAGCTTCTTCGTCGCCAAGTCAGGGCAGATGAAGATAAAAGATTTGCAGCTCGTCAATTATCTGAACTTGAGGGCGAGGGTGGACTGACTGCTGATGCCATTCAAGCTGCCAAAGACCTGCACAATGAGCGTATTGCTCGTGAGCAAGCAATAAGGGATGCTGAAGTTGCCCGCTGGGAAGACGAGGGCGGCGGCATGGCGCATACTACAACACCGCCAGTGTTCACCCGTGACTTTACCATGGGTGAAACGGTTCCTATGACGCATGGCATATTACAGGGGAAACCATACTATGGGCCATTGGCTACAAGAGCTGCTTCTGAAGAGTCCGCCGCAACAAACTATCCACTTATCTCTGCCGCAATCCAAGAGGCTCGCAATTCTAGCGGGTCTAATCTTCCTTTACTTGCTGCCTTGGGGATTGGCGGTGTTGGTGGTGCTGCTGGTCTTAATTATCTTTATGGCGATAGAGCTGAACCAGCGATTTCACCTGCTGCAAGCTCACAAACACAAAGAGAAGTTGTTGCGACTTCTCCAGCAGCGAGTGGAAAGAGTGCAGAAATAGATCCGCTAACCGGACTTGCTGTTGAGGGTGGTGGCGCAAATTACACAGGCCGCGCTGCTACTCGTAGCGCACAGCTTAATCCTGTTGAAGTTGCCCGTCAGATTGTATCTCAGCGTCAAGATGCAGCACCCGCAAGTGATCGTATGCAAATTAACTGGGGCGATCCTGATCGGGCTTCTGACTTCTTCCGCGCATCAAAGCAGATGCAAGAAGCAATAAAAGCTGGCAAAGATGTTGGATATTACGGTCAGGGCGAAAACCGTGGCGGCAGTGTTCAAAAGAAACCTGATGCGGTTCACAAAGCCCTTGAGATCATTCACCATCTAGTCACTCGGTGATGCTATGCGAGATAAGAGCAAAGCTGTAAGGACTGCGTTAAGGGTTGCTAAGTCAAAACCCGTTCGGCGCAAGTTTGACATTGGTGGCTTTGCTGATCCGTTTGATCCGACAAGCGAAGAAGAGCAACGCAAGAAGCTCTATCCATTCTTGTCAACAGGCAATGATGCTCCATTCTCGCCAACAGCATTTGCTCCAACAAACCCGCAAATATCCATGCCGGATATTCCCGGCGTGACATCTCAAGTACCCGGAAATATCAATCAACCATCAGGCAAAAACGATTTGGTTGGCTATAACAATGCCAATTATATGCCCGGAACTTATCAGGTTGCCGATCTTCCTCCGCCCGCTAATGTAGCAGACCCATTTAGCGCTTACATCTCTGCGGCTTTGGCTGGCATCCCATCAACACCCGCGCCAGCTCCCGCCCCCGCACCAGCGCCGTCTCCTGCTCCTGCTGTAATGACATCAGCTACACAATCACCGACAACACCTACAGCTACAGCAACGCCATCGACACCAAGCATGACAACACCAGCAAATGTTGCTGCTTTGCCAAACTCTATGACTGGCTTGTTTGCGCCATCAACCAGAGACATGAGCAATCTGGTATCGCCATCCACGCCAGCCTCTACAATAGCGGGTGAAAAGCTTGGTACACGAGCTATGGCAAATCCCAAAGAAGATGTGTTTGCCGGAGCATTGATACCCGGATACGGAGTAAGAGAAACACCCAATTGGGTTGGCAGTTTTCCATCAAGCTTTACATCTCCACCAAGCTCAACATTTGGCCAGCAATACGGCCCTGCAATGCCAACCGCATTGGAAACAAATGTATTTGGACCAAACCAAGTTGCAACTGGCGACAAGTTAGCTGCACAACAAGCTGAAGCAGAGCGTGTTGGAAATCTTGGTTTTGAACAAAACCCAATGACAGGATTGGTTGACGAATCTAATCCCGGACTTACCGCAGCCAGTTTTGACAGAAGCGGAGATACAGGGAACATCATCAGCGGCGTTGCTGGTGGCGATCAATCATTGTTTGGAAATGCTGGATCACCTGATTACGGCTGGGGTGAGGTATCAAACCCAAATGCACCTGAAGGCGCTGGCATAGAAGTATTTGGCGGCAATGTTCCAGAAGGCACTGGTGAAGAACCCGGCGGCGGAGAAGAGACGGGCGGCGGCGAGGAAACCGGAGGCGGTGAAGATTCTGGTGGTGGCGATGAGGGCGGCGGCGGTGGTGATGGTGGCGGCGGTGGCCCAGAGGAAAAGCGCGGCGGTCGTATTAGCTATCCATTAGCCAAAGATGGCAAAAACAAACTTACACAAATGAAGCCAAAAGAATTTTTGAAACAAGCCAGACCTCTTCATGTTGGCAAGCATGATCGCAAGATTATAGACAGCTTCAAAGCGTCTATGTCAAAAGGCGACAAGCTCGATCCATTGGCTTTATATCCGCACAATAGAGAAAATGGCCGCCATAGGGCGATTGCCGCTAAGGAACTGGGAATCAATAAGGTTCCAGTACATAATTATCGCAAGGAAGCCTCTGGTGGCTCTATTGTTGATAAAGCTCTTATGTTAACTTCGCGTAGGCTTGCTGCTGCCAAAGCCCCCAAATAGGGCAGCACCGGGGACGCCCGGAAACTCCTTGGAGTAGATGATGTCAGAATTGGCTAAAAAGGCCCGTGCGGCCATGAAGGCGAAAGCCAAAAGCATAACAACCGACCCCCACCAAAAGGTTGACTCGTCAACTTGGACTCCTCCTGAGCCTTTGAACACAGAGGCAAAGACAGGGATGCGTCCTGTCAGTCGCCGCGCCTACAAGAAGGGTGGCAAGGTTGAGGGTTGCGGAGTCAAGATGCACGCTGGCAAAAAGCCTCGCGCTTCTGGCGGCAAGACCATGGCTAAAGATTGGATCAATCGTAATGCCAAAGAAGCCAATGAAGAGCGTGATGGAATCAAGCATGTTGGCGGCATGAAGAAGGGTGGCCGTGCAGAACGCGCCACAAAGGGTTTTGTTCCCCCGAAGAACCCGCCGCTTCCGCCAGAACGTCCCGCTGACCTCGGTGGCAAGAGCAAGTCTGTTGCCGATCAGCTCAACAAGATGACAACCCCTGAGTATCGCAATGCTCTGGAAGGCAAAGAGCCTCAACCCAAGGATTTGTACTCTCCTGAACAAGTAGAAGCTTTGGAGCGTGGTACAAACAAGCGCGGTGGCCGCACCAAGAAAATGGACGGTGGACCTATGCCAGCAATGGCTACGCCTCCCATGGCTGACCCTCGCTTGGGTATTGTTAAGCCAAAGATGATGAATTTTACCAACAACCCTGTTGTTCCCGGCCAGAAGAAAGGCGGCAAGGTTGAGAAGCATGAAGATGTTGCCGAAGACAAGGCACTCATCCGCAAAATGGTAAAGCCATCTGCAAGAACAGGGAAATTAGGCGGCGGCCCGCTGTCTGATCCTGCTTTCATGCAAGGGATGACAGCTATGCGTGCGCACGCTGCTAACCGCAAGGACGGCGGCGATGCAGAGAAGAAGGAAAAGAAGTCAGAGAAACGCGAAAAGCGTGCTACTGGCGGCAATGTCTTCTCAGGCCCCAGCTATCCCGGCAAAGTCCCCGGCGTAACAGGCGGTCGCATTGCTCGCGCCACTGGCGGCAAGACAAAAGGCAAGACAGACATCAACATCATCATCTCTGCTGGCAAAGATCAGGGACAAGGTGGGATGCCCGGTATGCCCCGCCCTGTAGGTTTGGCTGGCGCTATGCCTCCTCCTCCCCCTCCCGGTCCTATGCCGCCACAAGCTGGCCCGATGATGCCTCCCATGCCCGCTGGTAGCCCTCCCGGTATGCCTCCGGGTATGCCCCCAATGCCTCCGGGCGGTGCGCCTCTGCCCCGTAAGTCTGGCGGTCGTGCCAAATCCTACATGGATATGACTGCTGGCTCTGGATCTGGCGAGGGCCGTATCCAAAAGACAGAGATTGCTGAGTATAAGCGTGGAAAGCGTAAAGCTGGTGGTCGCACATACCGCAGCTACAAGGATATGGATGCTGGTGCAGGGTCTGGTATTGGCCGATTGGAAAAGACCGAGATTGCTGCACACGCTAAGTAACTTGCCACTGTCGGCCACACTGGCGAGTTAGGGGTGGAAATGGGTCCCCCTCTCATTTCCACCCCACCTATACAGGGGGATAGCGTCTTAAGGGGGACACTATGTTGACGCATCAGGCATTTTACGATGCCACACTTAAAAAGCTCATTTCTGAAGAAATTGAGCGAAGGAAAAACAACCTTATTGCAGCCCATCAGGCCAAAGGGTTTGATTTCCCAGCATTTAAACACCATGTTGGTATTATTGAAGGACTTCAAATGGCCTTGGGGCTATGTGAGGAGGCTGAGAAATTGGCCAATCAGACGTACAGATAAAGGGGGTAAAATATGCCGTATATGAAGATGGAACACGAAGTTGATCCAGCCGTTACCTTATTGAAAGAGCTGGGTGACATTTCACAGTTTGAGATATTCAACAACCAAATTCTGGTGGCTGTCTATCTTAGGCCAGAAAAGACCAAGAGCGGCATTTTATTGCCCGGTCAAGTCAGAGATGAAGATAAGTATCAATCCAAAGTTGGCCTTGTCGTCAAAAAAGGCCCCACAGCCTTTGAAGATGCTGGCGAGGAATGGTTCAAGGACGTTGAACTTAATCTTCATGATTGGATTGTTTATCGGTCAACTGAAGGATGGGGCATTACGGTCAATAATGTTCTTTGCCGTGTGCTTGATGACACTTCAGTAAGGGGCCGCATCCCTCACCCAGATTTTGTTTGGTAAGGAGCCAACCATGTCAGGAACAGAAACAGATATTGAAATCCAAATTGATGAAGAGCTTCCAAAGGCAGAAGACATTAAGATTGTTAATGCTGAAGATGCCACCCAAGCACAAGAAGAAGATGGTGAAAATGATGTCCAAAAAGCTTTAAAAAAGATGGACAAGAAGCTGAAGCGCGAGCGAAAAGCCCGTGAAGAGGCTGAAAAATATGCCCGATATGTCGCCCAGCAAGCAAATAGCGCATTTGCAGAAGTAGGAGATACTCAACTTCATCTTGTTGCAAATGCTTTGGATAGCGTTGTTCAGCAAAATAATATTCTGAAAGCGCATTTGGCAGAAGCTACAGCTTCAGGTGACTATGCCCGTATGGCAGAAATCCAAGAAGCTATTAGTGTTAATGCCGTTAAGCTCAATCAGCTTGAGCAAGGTAAGCGCGAGATGGAGGCGCGGCCAAAGCAGCAGAACTATGTTGCTCCGCCGCCCAACGCAAAAAGGTCTAGTGACGCCTTAGATGAGATTATTGCTAACGTAACGCCAGCCTCAGCCAAGTGGTTGGAGAGAAATAGGGACCATATTAAGGACCAAAACGACATTGATGATATGTTTAACGCCCATAATTCGGCTGTTAGGCGCGGAATTAAGCCGGATACTGAGGCTTACTTCAAATTTGTCGAAAATCGTCTTGGTATCACTGGATACGAGGCTCAGGAACAAATGGAATCTAATCCAATACCACCCAAAAAGTCAGCTCCACCCGCCGCACCTGTAACCCGCAGCGGAAATGGCACTGGAACACGCCCAAATGTGGTTCGTCTAAGCTCAGAAGAGCGTGAAATGGCGTCTATGATGGGTATGACTGACCAAGAATACGCACTTAATAAGCTAAGTTTGCAAAAAGCTGGCAGATTGCCAAACTGAGGAGGATTAAATGACTGAAGCAAAGACAGGCGCACGCCGTCGAGGTCGCCCGGCCCGTGTTCTGGCGGCAAAAGGCACAGAAGTTACAGAGACAATTGAAGCTCATGTATCTGATCGCCCGGCATTGAGGCCCAAAATGCGCGAAGATGATCCTAGAGCTGCCGCTGCCCGCCGTACAGCCGAGATTATGGGCAATCTTGGCACTTTGGATAATGGAACGGATGAGTTTTATATTGATCCGAGCGTTGTACCTGAGGGGTGGAGTTACGAGTGGAAGCGCAAAACTCTTCTTGGGCAAGAAGATCCTGCTTATCAGATTGCACTAGCGCGTACTGGTTGGGAACCTGTGCCAACAAAATATCATCCTGAGATGATGCCCGGTAATGGCAACCACCCAATTATTGAGCGTAAGGGTCAGGTCTTGATGATGCGTCCGCAAGAAATTACGGAACAAATTCGTCAAATTGATTCGAATCGCGCCAAAAGTCAGGTGCAAGTTAAGGTTGAACAGCTTTCTGGCACACCAGAAGGTGGCTTGGGACACAGAAATCACCCGCAAGCTAAGCCAAAAATCAGTAAAAGTTATGAGGCAATCCCTGTTCCAAGGGACTAAATCAAATAAATATAAGGACATGAGGGGGCTGCCTATTGGTGGCCCCTTTACATTTAAAATTTATTTGTAGATATTTGTATAAAGCCTGTATGGGCTTACCTCCCCCGGCGTGGAGGTTCAAAAATACTGTTCCTAGCTACCCCGGCGTGTAGTGATTGGGACTTCTTGTAAAAAGGAGAATCCGTCATGGCGAATACGAATGCGCCTTTCGGCTTCCGTCAATACAGCGGCACTGGCTCTGCCCCGACTTATGAACAAGTCGCTGTCCAGATCGCTTATAATGCTACCAATATCTTCTTTGGCGACCCCGTAGAACCTGCTGCTGACGGCACAGTGACTCAGGGTGACGGTACAACTGCGGCTGCTGGCATTGCTGGCGTCTTTGTTGGCTGTCAGTACCTTTCTGTTTCCCAGAAGCGTACCGTCTGGTCGAATTATTGGCCCGGTTCTGACGTTGCATCTACCAATGTCGTGACTGGTTATATTGTCAATGATCCCAATGCTAAGTTTGTTGCTCAGACAGACAGCTCTGGCCTTGCTCAGACTGATGTTAATGCAACAATCGGTTACACGACAGGTTCCGGCAATACCGCAAATGGTATTTCTGGTGCTTATCTGTCCGGCGTTGGCCCGACGACATCCACCCTTCCTTTCCGTGTTGTTGGTCTTGTTGTCGATCCTCCGGGTTCGGCTGGCACGGCCTCTGGCGGCTACAACTGGGCTATTGTTGCGTTTAACAACGTAACAACTAAGAACCAGACCGGTATCTAATAGGAGTAAGGACCAATGGCTGTTAATCTCTCAGCGATTAAAGACCTTCTCCTGCCCGGTCTCCGTGGCGTTGAAGGCAAGTACGAGCAAATCCCGTCTCAGTACGATAAAATCTTCACCAAGCATGACTCTAAGATGGCGCTGGAGCGTACCGCTGAAATGCGTTACCTCGGTCTGGCCCAGCTTAAGACAGAAGGCGGTCAAACTGCTTTCGACAACAGTGCTGGTGAGCGTTATATCTACAATCAGGAACACACTGAAATCGCTCTTGGGTATGCAATTACCCGTAAGGCGATTGACGACAACCTGTACAAGACACAGTTTGCTCCTTCAAACCTTGGCCTGATTGAATCTTTCGGTCAGACAAAGGAAATCTACGGTGCTAACGTGCTTAACACAGCGCAGACCTACAATGCCAATGTTGGCGGCGATGGTGTTGCATTGTGCGCATCTAACCACCCGATTGATGGCGGCACGGTTGCGAATCAGCCCGCTGTTCAGGTCGATTTGAATGAATCGACACTGCTCAACGCGATGATCTCGATCCGTACCAACTTCAAGGATCAAGCTGGCCTGAAGGTGTTTGCCCGTGGTCGCAAGCTGATCGTTCCTCCCCAGTTGGAACCCGTTGCAATCCGTCTGACAAAGACTGAGCTGCGTCCGGGTACAGCAGACAATGACGTTAACGCCATATTCACAACCGCTGGCGGCTTGCCAGAGGGGTATATGGTTAACGACTTCTTGACCTCGCCTTACGCTTGGTTCCTGCTGACCAACATTGATGGTCTGTCGTACATGGAACGTGTCAAGTTTGAGACTGACATGCAAGTCGATTTTGTCACTGACAATTTGTTGGTTAAAGGATACGAGAGATATTCTTTTGGCTATTATAATTGGCGGTCAATCTACGGCAGCTTCCCAACCTCGTAAAATCAATTAGTTAAGGAGTTTATGAGCGATACAAGTTTTAAGTTGACTTTCTAAATAAGCACCTTAATATAAGGTTGTCTAAATAGGAGTTAACATGAAACTGCAAGAACTGAGCTACAGCGATGTGTCTGAAGGTATCGCTTATAATCCTGAAACTGGGATTTTTACTTGGAAGGTCGATGCTTCCCGGAATGTGAAAAAAGGAGCTGTGGCGGGTACAATCAAAAGAACCCGTCACCGCACCACAGGGCAGACAAAATCCTACCTTTATATCAGATATAAAGATCGGGAAATGGTTGGCTCAAGAGTTGCGTGGTTGTTGCATTACGGTGTTTGGCCTGACCGGTCTGTAATGTTTGTTGATGGAGATACAGCAAATCTTAAGATTTCAAATCTTAAATTGTCTGAATTTACATCAAAGTCTATCAGCCAAGATGGTCGTGTTGTTAGGAAAATACCTAAGGATAAGCAAAGGCACTATAGCCTGAAGCGCCATTATGGGATTTCACTTAATGACTACGCCGAAATGTATCGCCTTCAGGACGGCAAATGTGCAATTTGCAAGCTCCCGGAGGAAAATCGAGACCGACACGGGAATGTTCGCGTTCTAGCTGTCGATCATGACCATAAAACTGGTTCCGTGCGTGAGCTTTTATGCTATGCTTGTAATAGTATGTTAGGGCAAGCAAGGGACAATAAAGAAGTTCTATTGGCGGCTGCTGAGTATGTACAAAAGCATTCTGGCAATAGATAGTATCTAGGATTAACAGTCACATAGACCAGCCTAGTGGACTCTGCATAGACTATGTGACGACTCGTGCAGGAGGCACACATGGGAATGTCAACCTTCACTGGTCCAATTACGGCTGGTGACGTTCTTGATACTACTGGCTCTACCGTTGGTACGCTCAAGAATGTCGGCTATGTCGAAATGGCCCAGACTTATGCCGTCAATCAGACGACAACTGAGACCGCTACCGCCACCACAATTGTGATCCCGGCGAATAGCTTAATTGTTGCAATTGATCTTATCACTACGGTGGCTTGGTCAAGTGCAACAACAACTTACACAATCAGTGTTGGCACAAGCGCAACGGCTACAGAACTTGTTTCTGCAACCAATGCTAACTCTGTCAGCAAGATTGCACTTGTACCCGCCACTTTGGCTCAATCAACGCTTTGGATTAACACCGGAACCTCTGACATTCAGATTTATGTCAAGTCTGGTGCGCATAGTGTTACCAATGGTTTGGGTACTCTGGTTGTTCGTTATATTCAGGCTATTAACGCCTAATCTAGCCATAGGAGGCTAATATGAAAGGTCGCAGTAAAAGAGCATCTGGTGGCGTTAATGACGCTGCTCAGGACCTCGCCAAGAAGAACATGGAGTACACAAAGGACTCCAATGTAAATCGCGAAGCCGTTGAGCGTAAGCGCGGCGGTAAGACAGTTGGTAAAATGGCTGGTATGGCCGCCAAGATGTCTGCTGGCCGCAAGCCCCGCAAGACAGGTGGACGTACTTTGGCTGGCTCCGATTGGTCGGCAGCTCAAAAAAGCACACCGCCCGCTGGCCGCAACGTGTCCGGCAGCTTGAGCTAATTGATTGGGGGCTTCGGCCCCCTTTCTTCTCAGGAGGTAATCATGGGTAGTGCATGGACCCGCAAGGAAGGCCAAAATCCATCTGGCGGCTTAAATGCCAAAGGCAGGGCATCTGCTAAAGCTGAGGGTCATAATCTCAAGCCTCCCGTATCCCGTGAGCAAGCCCATAAAAGCGAAATGGCTGCCGCTCGCCGCAGATCATTCTGTGCGCGAATGGAAGGGATGAAAAAGCACATGACTGGTGCTAAAACAGCTCATGATCCAGATAGCAGAATCAACAAATCGTTGAGAAAATGGGATTGCTGACATGGCTGAAAAACCTTTTTGGGAGAAAAAAGCTCCAAAAGATGCTACACATAAGCAACTGAACAAAAAACAGGTTCAGTCTGCTAAAGCCAAAGCAAGAGCCGCTGGTCGTCCTTATCCAAATCTGGTAGATAATGTTGCAGCAGCCCGATTAAGAGGGAAATGATATGCAGCCGATTAGAGTTTCCACGACAGACGCCACAGCAGGTACGACATACAGCCGCTTGGTTCGTATGGATAGCTGGGCTAATGCTCAATCTATCATTCAAGTCGATGTTACTGGTACGGTGACCTACACTGTTGAGACATCCATGGATGACCCAAACGATCCTGTTAACCCTGTCGCTTTAGGTAGTATGACATGGGTTAATGCTGCCGATAGCGCTGTCGTTGCTAAGTCAGCAGCGGCCCAAGGCGTTCTGGCGGCAACACCCACGTTTGTCCGCATCAAACAAACGGCTGGTAATGGCTCTACTACAATGACAATTGCCCAATTCGGCAACGCCACATACTAAGGTAAGATATGGCAACGAGCGGAACCTTTTACGTCTATGAGCATTGGCGGCTTGACCGCGATGAGTGCTTTTATGTTGGAAAAGGCAAGGGCAATAGAGCTTATTCTATGAAGAATCGAAACCGCTATCATCAAGCTATTCGTTCAAAATTGAATCGCATAGGCTCAGCATTTGAAGTAAGAATTGTTGCTACTAATTTACTAGAAGAAGATGCGTTTTGCCTTGAGCGTGAGCGTATTTTGTTTTGGCGTAATAATAATATTGACTTATCAAATATGACCGATGGCGGCGAAGGTGTTCGTGGAATTTCAAAAGAAATTAGAATTAATGCTGCAAGGGTTCATATTGGCAACAAATACAATCTTGGAAGATTTTGGACTGAAGAACAAAAATATTTTATGAGAAAAAAGAAACTTGGATGCAAGGCCCCTGTTGAAACTGAAAAAATGAGGCAAACTAGAATTAAAAATATTGAAAAATCTGCAATTAGCCGCAGAAAAAAAGTTATATGTTTAAATGATATGGTTGAGTTTAATAGCGTCTCAGATGCCGCGAATCATTATGATTTGCCAAAATCTACCATATCTAAAATTTGCTGCGGAAATCGTAACGCTGCATATGGCCTTAAATTTAAATTTAAGGAGGCCGTATGAGTACATCTAATACATATTCGTTTGCACCATCGCTTGGCGAATTGACGCTCTATGCCTATAACCTTGCTGGTTTGCGCAATACTTCCCTTATGCAAGAGCATATGGAGTCAGCCAGAATGGCTACAAACCTTATGCTGGCAAGGTGGGCCAATCAGGGTGTGAACCTGTGGGCTGTTGATCTTATTACCGTACCTCTGGTTACTGGTCAGGCAACGTATCCGGTCGATCCCAATACGGTTGTGATGCTCGATGCGTATGTCACCAACGACCAAACAGGTGATAATATTGATCGCATTATTATGCCGATCAGCCGTACGGAATATGCTTCATATCCAAACAAAGAACAACAAGGATTTCCAACTGTATTCTGGTTTGATCGTTTGATTTCACCAACAGTAACGCTTTGGCCTGTTCCAAATGTTGATAATGGCCCAAAAACACTGAGCTATTACCGTGTGCGCCAAATACAGGACGCAAATTTGCAAAATGGCCAAAATGTAGAAATCCCATATCTTTGGCTTGAAGCATTTGCTTATGGATTAGCATCTCGCCTTGCTCAAGTATGGTCGCCAGACAAGATTCAATTCTTGAAGCCATTTGCTGATGAAGCATATCAAATTGCAGCGTCACAAAACGTAGAGACAGCCCAGCAATACATCTCGCCTACAATTAGCGGCTATTTTAGATAAGGGGACGTTATGGCATATGCGTCCCAAGCCGGAAGGGCAAGAACCAGCTCCAGAAGCCCTCAAGCCCATGCAATTTGTGATCGTTGCGGCTTTCGCTACAACCATGTTGACCTTCAATGGCAATATGATTGGGCTGGCGCATCTTTAATTAACAAACGCTTGTTGGTTTGCAATACATGCAATGATGTTCCGCAACAGCAGTTGAGAGCTATCATTGTACCTGCTGATCCAATGCCCATCATCAATCCTCGTATTGAGCCTTATGCTTGGGATGAAGTGGATCGTCGTCAGGTATCTGGCTACAATACAACAAACCAAAATACTGGTATCCCTGTTCAGCAGGGCGACACTCGTGTCACCAGCTTGGATAATGTGGCTACACAGAATACCCGTGTCACTCAGCAAACTGGTGAGCCGCCAAATGGCAAGAACCAATTGCCCGGCACTGATCCTGATGCAGTTAGCTACAGAAACATTACTAATGTGAGCAATTATGCTGGAATAATTCAGATAACTGTCAACAACACCAATGGATTCAAGACGAGCCAGCGTGTTATTGTTGGGGGCGTTGAAGGTGTAATTGTAGCTAATGGATCGTGGACTATAACCGTTGTTGACCAGACAAAAATCAATTTGCAAGGGTCGATTTTTTCAGGCTCATACACATCTGGCGGCTATATTATCAATGATCCTAGCTTGCCTTATGGTTTCAATGAAATTCCGAAGACAGGGCCTCTTTGATGCCTAGATACGCTAGTAACATACAAATCCCAAACTTGCCTGTAGCCATTGCTTTGACTGGCGCAGAGCAGGTTGAGATTGTTCAAAGCGGCGTATCTTCTCGCACGACAACACAAGCTATTGCTAATTTGAACCAGCTAACCAAAGCCCCAAATTGCACTACAGTTCAAAAAAATGCTTTATCTGCAACCATTGGCTCATTAGTGTTTGACACCAACTTGCAAAAGTTGTGCGTTTATACTTCTGGCGGCTGGCAAACAATTACTTCGGTGTAGCAGATGTCAAATGTCCAGATCCCCAATCTCCCGGTTGCAATATCCCTTAACGGGACAGAGCAGCTTGAAGTTGTGCAAGCGGGCGTATCTGTTCGTGCGACTTCCCAGCAAATTGCAAATTTAAAAGGTATTGGGCCGACAGGGCCTCAAGGCGCTACTGGCCCAACAGGCCCGACAGGCTCTACTGGCCTTACTGGCCCAACAGGTCCTACGGGACCAACTGGCTCAACTGGTACAATTGGCCCCACAGGCCCCACCGGACCCACCGGACCAACTGGAAACACTGGATCAATAGGACCAACTGGGCCGCAAGGCGTTGCCGGACCAACGGGTCCCACTGGCCCCACTGGCACTCAAGGTTTACAAGGCGTTACAGGGCCTACGGGTTCTACTGGCGCAACAGGCCCCACCGGACCCACAGGGCCTACTGGCAGTACGGGCCTTACGGGTGCAACTGGGCCTACGGGTCCGACAGGTCCGACAGGAAGCACAGGCTTAACCGGCCCCACAGGCCCCACCGGACCAACTGGTCCTACTGGAAACACAGGCTCCACTGGTCTTACAGGCCCCACGGGTCCGACTGGGCCTACAGGCACGACAGGCGCAACTGGTGCTGGTGGCGCTTTGGGCTATTACGGCACGTTTGTTAGCACAGTAACGCAAGCAAGCGGTGGCGTTACAACTGCCAATGCGGTCACGTTTAACACCAATGCTGGCTCTAGCGGCATTGCTATCAATAGCAGCAGCCAGATCACATTTACCTATCCGGGCAAATATCTCATAGCCTTTGAGCTTGCTGCTTCAAATAGCACAGGATCTAACCCGTTAGTTAATTGTTGGTTAGCACTAAACGGCACTAACATTGCCAACACCACCTCAGACACAAGAATGCAAGGTGGCGCAAATGATACAACATTATTGGAGCAGCAATGGATTGTTGACGTTACTGCTGGTCAATACGTTGAGATTTATTGGTCATCCTCTGCCGCCACAGTAAGCCTTGTAACGCAAGCCGCTGGCAC